GGATTGGGTATTGATTCCAAGCGCGTATCCGAGGAGTTTCGTGACCCGTTGTTCATGGACAAAGCTGTACGGTTAGGTCTAAAGGTAAGTGGGTTCACTCGCATGGATCAGTTCATGAAGGAGACTAACATCACGGCTAACTTTATGCGCTTCAAAAAGATCGCGAAAGCCGCAGCCAATACTCCCAACGGACGTAAATTCCGGGCAGAGATGGAGTTCATGGGGTTCAATGATGCAGAAATCATACAACTCAAGGCTGCACTCCAGAAGGGTGACAGCAATAACCCGTTAGTAAGACTCGCACTGTTCTCAAGATTGTCCGAGACACAGCCCACCTCTAAGGCTCGTATGCCACTAAAGCAAGCCGAGAATCCTAACACTCGATTGCTTTACACAATGAAGTCCTTCTTGGTGAATCAATTAAATCTTACTAATGATTTATATATTAGTCAGATGAGAACTGGCACGCCTAGACAAAAAGCTGAGGCATTTGCTAATCTTAGCAAACTATTAATATTCATGGCAATGGTTGGCATGCCCGTAGATATGCTGAAAGATTTAATAGCGGGACGTTTAGGGTATCTTCCGGACTACGCATTCAATAATACAGTCCGTATCTTTGGTGTATCAAAGTACACTGCATACAAATTAAAACGAGATGGCGTTGGATCAGCGGTTCTTAACTTCTTCCAGCCAGTTGCCTTGCAACAATTTGTTGACGTAACTAAGTCCGTGCAACAAATCTCTACTGGCACTCCAATAGAGAGAACAAAGATAGTTACAATGGCTCCTATGTCGGACGTAATTAATAGAATCTTTGGATTCACAAAGCAGAAGGAACAAAGAGAATTTAAGCGCAGACTTAAAGAAGGCGAACGTCCATTCTTGATTCCTCCTGGAACTTTATAGTAAAAGGGGCTGCTCCGGAACATAAAATGGAGCAGCCCCCAAGGACTGAACAAAAGTGCGGACCATGAAAAAACCGCACTCCGCCTGGGATTACTCCTTCGGCTTACCTTGTATTTACTATTGAACCAACTAACACACGAACCATTTGTGTGGTAGAATTATTATAACATAGGTGTCCTATGTTTTCTGTCAAGAGGAATGCTCCAGCCTGTGGCAATTTGCACATAAAAGTTCGCACTTCTTTAGTTCATTAATAAATGTCTCTCGATTCCCCGTCCTTCTAAATTGAGTGATTGGTCTAACTTTTTTATATTCAGGCAGGTGATGGCAGTCGAACTGCGGAGCTTTACCCTTGAACCCGCACCTGTTGCAGACATAGCCACCGAAAAAATCCTCAATGATTTGATGATAACGCACTGTCCGCTTCTGAGATGGGGTCATATCAAATGAACTGCGAATAATCCTCCATCTGCTGAGTGCCTTTTTTGAAGAGGATTCGGCCTTGGGTATATCCTATGCCCTCCCTCTGCTTGGCTAGGGTCCAGCGGACGTAGTCAGTCCCTTGTTCCCTCTCTGATAGTGTCTGCCACAGGAATATGATACTGTCCGCGTCCTGCTCCAAGGCTCCACTCTCACGGAGGTCGGACATGATGGGTGATCGATCATCCCTTTCGGATTCACGGTTCACCTGCGCCAGTAACAGGACAGGTATATCTAAATCCTTTGCAAGTAGCTTTAGCTCACGGCTAATCTCTGCGACCTGTTGCTCCCTAGATATATTCTTGGACATGGGCTTTATCAGTTGGCAGTAATCAATAATGATTCCATTTACTTTATGCTTCCTGTGCATACCTCTGGCAGTTGCTAGTATGTGGTCCAGTTGATATACGTTGTCACGGATCCAGCAGTTCCAACCCTTCACGGTTTCGGTAGTCTCCCGCAGTGTCTGCATCTTATCCTCCGGAGCTAGCCCGTCCTCAAACCTACGCATATGTAGACCTGAGTGAATGCTGAAGATGCGCTTCATTATCTGGTTCACGCCCATCTCAAGATTAAAGAGAAGCACCCCGTGACCAGTCGTGCATACGTTCTTCAAGAAGTTCAGGGCGTAGGCAGTCTTGCCGCACCCTGGCCGTGAAGCTAGGACGCACAGTTGACCTGACCCGTAGCCGTTTCTATAAAGGACATCGTCAATGGATTGAATGCCAGTCCGCAAGTATCGAGAGTAATCTACTTTACCTGTAACATCCTTAAATGTTTGATCAACAATAGTTTGTAGAGTATCTCTTGTAGGAGTCAATGACGCTATGGAGTCGCACTGACCCTGTATAGAAGTAAGGATTTCCTCGGAGTCCTTACCCTCCTGTAAGCCGTCCTTGATTATTAGCGAGAGACGGTGAAGGTTCCGTGATTTATAGGACTCCACCATTTCATCCATGAGTCCCTTGAAATGCAACTCACTGAGTCCCGCGTCATGCGTGGACCAGACTGAGCTAGCATCAAGTCCCTTCTGACCCTTGGACATATCCGTGAACAGGGACATCGTACCAAGGATAACTCCTTTGGAGTCCAGCTTGCACATAGTTTCCCACATTGTGCGGGTGTCATGAGCAGTAAAGAAGTCAGCGTTAATGCCGGACTCCTTCGCCTCGTTCAACAGGGCGTTGCAGCCATCGTTTATCTCAGCCTGTAGGATTGTCCCTAGTAGGCTTTTCTCTAATTCTTTCATGGTAGTTGGTTCTAATTATTGACTCGTGGATACCACTGATCCTTAGCCCTCATCACCCATTCTTCTAGATAAGCTAGATCTCCAGAGTAAAGTGGTTTGTCAGAAGTAATCGAAGTGAATCCATCAAATGTTCCAGAAGGGTCAACAAGGAACTGCACGACAACATCGCAGGATTCAAACTTCTCGTTGTCCATGTTTAGCATATATGTGTATTTCATATTAACCTTTCGATTAATGTGACGAATGCTTTGGCGGCAGTTTGAGGAACTACTCCGTTTCCCAAGAGCCTAAGTCTGTCCACCCTACTGGTAGACCCATTAGATGTTCGACCCAGTTGGGGTTCAGCTTGCCCGTTGCTTTCCCGCAATGACCCGCTATGTCTTCCTCCAGATTGGCTTTGTTCCGATTGGCTAGATGCTCTCGGTTCTCCTCCGTTATCTCTGGGTGAACCTTGTTGGCTCTTGGTGTCGGCCACGACTCTTGGTTCTTCCCATTCGTATTGAGGTTCGCCTGGTCTTGAAGGCCAACGTGTGCTACACGCTGACCAAGTGTCTGCTTGGATGGGTTCGCCCTGCTCGGAGGAACTGTGGCATTGGTGTCCTTCCAGTCCCTCGTGGTTGCTGTTGGCCAGTTCTTCACTTGTTCCGTTAAGCACCCCTCTACATACTTCCGACCGATACTCTTCCGATACTCTGCTCTTTTCCTCATCCCTTCTGGAGTTCTCTCTATGTCCATTGTTGTGGGCGTTTGCCAGTTCTTCACTTCTTGACATAGTGGTGGCTTCTGCCCCCCCGATGGATTCTTCTTTCTGGGTTTCTGAATGTTTGCTGTGTCCATTACTGTTGGGGTTGACCAGTTCTTCACTTGGGTGCTGAGTCCGTCCCCGCTTGTCTTGCTCGCTCCCTTGCGGTTGTGATTCCCGCATACATTCGGCGTTGCCCAGTTCTGTTCGTGAGTCTCTACGGCATCCTTCAGCTTCGCCCCGTACCAAGGGCTGTTCGGTTCTTGGCTGTGTTTGCTTCGGTATACTCCATCCACCATCTCGGTCGGATAACTCCCGCCCGTCGTATCGAACACTGTTGCGGTAGGCCATGATGAAGACTCGCTTTCTCTGATGAGGTGCGCCAACTTCTTCCGCTGAGAATATTCCTGCCGTTGCTCTATAACCCAGTCCTTCCAATTCTTTGAGGACATATTGGAGAACGGAATCTCCGTCTCCAGTCTTAGCAGAGATGATTCCTGCCACGTTTTCGAGAAACACAATTCTAGGTTGGCACTCTCTGATTCCGTCTGCGATGTAGGGAAAGAGGTGTCTGGGGTCTTCAGTTGCTTTACGCTTTCCAGCAGCACTGAATGGTTGGCACGGGAATCCTCCAGAGAGGATGTCCACGAGTCCACGAAACTTTCTGTAAGGGAAGGTTTTAACGTCCGTGAACACAGGTGCTGCATCCAGTTCTCCCGCTTCCATCTTTGCAACCAAGTTCGCGACAGGGAATCCTTCCCTCTCCACGTAAGCGATTTCTCGCAGATTTGGGAGAACTCTTCTGAGTCCAAGCCCAATGCCTTCGTATCCTGAGCATAAGCTGAGGTGTGTAATTGTTTTGGTAATATCCACATTAATAATCTTTCTAATTTGTTTGTTGGTTCATTTAATTGAGAAGTAATAAAAAGGGGAGAGGCATGACCCTCTCCCCCTTGATAGTCAAGCAATCCCTAAAAAGGATCGTCCCCAATGGGAGCCGCTGTAGGCTGATTAGGGATGCCGTCCCTGCGGTATTGCTCTGGTTGTTTGTCCTCATCGAGACGAGTCAAACGGATGTTCATAACAGGACCAGATTTGCTCTGGTTTTTCCAAGCCGCCGCACGGTATTTGCCCGGTGCAGTGACTTCGAGTGTTCCTGTTGCGTGAGGCGACGAATCGGACTCACGGTTACTTTCTGGGAATAGAACCCCAGTGTTTTCGTTGTTATACTTTGGCATTGTATTATTGGTTAGAAATCAAAGTCCGCGTCAGCGTTAGCTGGCTGGCTTATCTTCTTGGTTTGTGTTGTTGGCTTCTTGCCGTGATCATTAGTAGCATCAGCGTCCTTTGTATCGTCGATAGCAAAGAGTCCATTGAGTGCGTACTTACGAGCGTAAGAGCTAGCTGACCCAGTAATCTGTGAGTCATCCATACCCTTGCGAGTCTCTGATTCTCTAGCGAATCCATTTGCTTGGATGGTGTATTCACCGCCTTCGGTGCAAGCTAGCACAGCCATGGCCTTGACGTATATACGTCCACCTACTTCGACTACATCATCAGTAATAACAAGCGTGCAATTCCACTCAGCGAGCAGAGGTTTGACAGCTGTTAGTATATCTTCAGCGGAACGGTAAGCGTACCCGCCGAACTTGTTAGTCTGCCCCTTCGGAGCTTTGAGGGATGACTGAATCCCTTTGAGTTTTGAATGAATATTCAATTTATTCATGTTTATGTTTAGTTAGTTCACGGAATAGTTTGGTTCGTTCTGAGGCATTAGAACATTCCATGAGTTGTTTTCGTTTTGCCCCTAGATTTACTAAAATGCCCTTCTGATTTTCGGATGTCAAGGCTTTAAATTTTTTTGTAAGTTGAGTCAATCCCACGGGGTGCAATACATCCAGTTGCTCCTGCTCCAGGTAGTCTGCT